ACTGACTCTCTAGGCTATGGAGACGAGCTATCTAAGCAACGCGAGACAGCTATGGAGTACTACTATGGACTCCCCTTTGGTAATGAAGTTGATGGCAGATCTCAGTTTGTGGATTCCACAGTTCAGGATACGATAGAATGGATTAAACCCTCTCTAATGAGAGTGTTTGCCTCTGGCGATGACATGGTTAAGTTTAACCCTGTCGGACCAGAAGATGTTGAGATGGCAAAACAAGCCACAGATTATGTAAACTACGTATTCACCAAGTTAAACAACGGCTGGGAGATACTTTATAATTGGTTTACAGACGCACTCCTGGGCAAGAACGGAATCGTCAAAGTATGGTGGAATGAGGAAGAGGTATGGAACCGCGAGGAGTATAAAGGGCTTACCGAGATAGAACTGGATGCCCTGATAAACGAAGAGGACGTTGAGGTTATTGCTCATTCTCCTTACATCTCATCCGACGCTGACGAGATGACTGGGGAATATACCAGCACAACCTACCATGATGTCGTAATAAAACGACTTAATTCAAAAGGTTCGATTAGGGTTGAGAATGTCCCCCCTTCTGAGTTCCTGATTAACCGGGAAGCCAAAACCATACAGGACGCTCGTTTTGTCTGTCATAGGGTGAGGAAGACGCTCTCAGAACTGAGGGAAATGGGCTATGACCCAGACCCAGATGAATTAGGTTCTGGTGAAGATGTTTTATACAATGCTGAGCGACAGGCTAGATATGCCTTTGACCTTTCCTCTAACGCCGATGTAGGTGGTAACTGGGGGGTTGGTGGAACAGAGGAGTCTCTGCGAGAATACTGGCTGCACGAGAACTACGTAAAAACGGATTATGATGGGGATGGTATAGCCGAACTCAGGAAGGTTTGTACAATCGGGAGTACGGTTTTAGCCAACGACCCAATAGATTCAATCCCGTTTGTATCTATCTGCCCAATAAGAATACCCCACAAATTCTTTGGTTTATCGGTAGCTGATCAGGTTGAATCGCTCCAGCTCATCAAGAGTACGCTGATGCGTAACCTGATGGACAATATGTACAACCAGAACTTTGGTCGCTATGCCGTCCTAGAAGGGCAGGCGAACTTAGACGACCTATTGACACAAAGGCCGGGAGGGGTAGTTAGAGTCAAATCCCCCAATGCAGTCACCCCTTTGGCTACTCCCTCCCTTGAGCCTTATTCTTTCCAGATGCTTGAGTATTTGGACGGTGTAAGGGAAAGCAGGTCTGGCGTATCCAAGAACACGCAGGGATTGAATGACAACGCCCTGACGTCGCACACAACGGCCACAGCCGTCGCGCAGGTGATGACTGCGGCGCAGGCTAGGGTTGAGCTGATAGCTCGCAACTTCGCGGAAACCGGAGTCAAGGAGCTTATGTCTACTATCTATGAGCTTCTCCAGAAAAACCAAGATACAGACACAGTTATCGGCATTAGGGGCACGTGGATACCCATTAACCCCTCTGCGTGGCGCGATAAATACGATTGTACGGTCGCTGTGGGCCTCGGACACGGCAATAGGGACCAGCAGTTAATGCACCTGTCGCAACTCATACAGTTCGCAACACAGGCCCTTACTGGGGGGCTTGGTATTGTAAATGAGCAGAACTTGTACAACATAGGGGCGCAGGTTATCAAGAATATGGGTTTTGTCAACGTACAGGACTTTTTAACCGACCCATCACAACAGCAGCAGGAGCCTGACGCTGGTGAACAGGCAATGGCACTTGAGTCTCAGATCAAGCAGAAAGAGGTTGAGATAAAGATGGGAGAACTTCAGATAAAGGCCCAGAAACTACAGTTAGAGCAAGCCGCTCTACAGGTAGAAACGCAGCTCAAGGTGGCAGAGCTTAAACTCGAGGCCGAACAGAAAAGGCCAGTGGCTATAGGAGCAACATAATGGCAGTTACGAAAGTAGCGAATGGTTATCAAGCGACTTACGGAGGTAAGACGCGACTGTTTAGAACCAAAAAAGCAGCGGATGATTGGGCTAAGACATTTAACGTAGCCTCTAGGAAGGGGAAACCGAGACCTAAAAAGGGTGGCGGAAGGCGTCGTTACACTGTATGACGGACGAAAGAAGAGAGGAGAACGCTAAACGCCTCCTCAATGATAATCTTTTTAACGAGGCATTTGACACACTAAGAACAGATTTAATGGAGCGCTGGAACAACAGCGGTTCGAATGAATCCGAGGCCAGAGAGTCAATCTGGCTGGCGATAAGACTGCTCGAAAAGGTACGTGGTCATGTGGAATCCATAGTTGAAACTGGACGCATGAACAAGATACTGGACAAGCAACACCCGTATATCTAAGAGGATTTTATTATGGCGGATACGCAAGAAGCCCCGCAAGCAGTAAATGTAAGTGAAGCGCCAGATGGTAGTGTAATAGAGGCGCAAGAAGCTCTTTTGAAGATGATGGAACCTGAAAAGGAAACTCCAGAAACTGAAGAAGAACAACCTACGGAAGAGGAAGAGTCCACTGAGGAAACTCAAGACGAATCATTGGAAGAGGAGTCTGAAGAAGACGACGAGGAAGGGTCTGAGAACCGTGAAGAAGAGGGAGAGGAACTTATATATGCCGTGAATGTTGGCGGCGAAGAACACGAAGTTACCCTTGACGAGCTTATGAAGGGTTATTCAAGACAATCAGACTATACCAAAAAAACGCAAGAAATTTCTGAACAACGGAAGGAGATGGAGGGTTACCGTAGCAAGGTAGAGTCCGAAATCAATCAGATTCAGGAAGAAAGAGCGCAGTACGTGAATGCTATCAATCATTATGTTGATGGCATGACTAACTCTATGCAGCAGTTCAATTCGATTAATTGGGATGAACTCCGACAGCTCGATCCTATTGAGTACATGACCAAGAAGGAAGAGCAGCGGGATTTTATGGACAAAATCGAAACTGCGAAAAAAACACAGGCCGAAGCTATGGCAAAGGCCGAGCAGGAGCACAAAATTCAATTCGCCGAGACTGTTCGTGAGGAACAGGGGAAGCTTATTGAGAAACTCCCTGCATGGGGAAATCCAGAACAAAAGCAGAAAATAGCCTCAGAAATGAGGGACTATGCTGTAAAAAATGACTTCTCTAACGAGGAGCTGGATATGCTTAACGACCACAGGGCATTCGTTGTCCTGTATAAGGCTATGGAGTACGACAAACAAAAACAGGCCAATCCAAGGGCCAAGAAGGTCAGAAACAAGCCGAGGGTTGTAAGATCTGGTGCCCCACAATCAAAACAGAGTAAAAATAAGTCTTCACGTACGAAATCAATGAAGCGTCTCCAAGAAACAGGCCACGTCGATGATGCGGCTGCTTTATTGGAAGACATGTTTAATTCCTAACAGGAGAAAAATAAAATGGCAATCGCTACAAATACGTCACTAACTTATAGTTCAGTGGCGATTCGTGAAGACTTGTCTGACGTGATATATAATATTGCTCCAATGGATACTCCTTTCCTATCTGGTTGCGCCAAAATGAGTGCTGAAAACACAAAATTTGAGTGGCAGGTAGATTCGATAACAGCAGGTTCTGCCAATCGTCAATTAGAAGGCGATGACTCACCTGATGCTACGGCAAGGAGTCTCCCAACGCGACTCGATAATTATACACAGATAAGTCGTTACATTGCTCAAACCTCAGGAACCGACGATGCAGTCGATTATGCGGGTCACGGCAAACATCAGGCCTACCAGTTAGCTAAACTCGGCAAACGTATGAAGAGAGACATGGAAGTCATGCTCACTCAGAATATCGTAAAAGCCGCTGGTGATGCTACAAATGGTAGAGCAACCGCAGGTATTCCTGCATGGTTAAACACTGCCCACGTTGCAGGTGGTTCCGGTGGTAGTGCAACTGCCGGTAGCCTCGGTACTACGGCAATGGTCAATAATACATCGACCGCTGCCTGTAGTGAAGCCAACATCAAAGCAACCATTAAGGAATGCTATGATGCGGGCGGTCAACCAGACATAATGTTAGTCCCGTCTGCCGTAAAGCAGACAATCTCAGGATTAGCTTCAGTAGGTTCTGGTTCGACAGCGTTTGGCATTCCGCCTCGTAACCAAGTTTCTGGTAAGGGCGGCGCTACAGCCATTGCGGCTGTGGACATTTACGTTTCCGATTTTGGGACTTTCAAAATAATCCCAGATAGGAACTTGTCCGCCGATGGGCCAAGTTCGGTTGCTGCAAACGTTTTCTTTTTAGACATGGATTACTGGGGCGTTGCATGGCTTAGGCCATTCCAGACCCAGACCCTAGCGAAGACTGGTGATTCCACTAAGCAGATGCTGCTTGGTGAGTATGGCCTTGTCTCTAAAAATGAAAAAGCAAGCGGCATTCTTGCATCGGTAAGTTAATAAGGGAGGGGGCGGGGAAACTCGCCCCCAACTTATGCAAGTTGCGATTGTAGGGTTAGCTCCCTCTACTCACGATCAAGCCCCATTTGAAGACCCTGATTGGGAGACATGGGGGCTGCCTTGGGACGAGGATATGTGGCCCTATTTAGACAGGCTGTTTGAAATCCATCCCTTAGAATTGTTGAGGCATCACGACGCGAGAAGACCTCCGGGATATGAAGACAGACTAAAGAACTTAGATAGTCTGTTATATATGCAAAAAGCATACTCGGAAATTCCCAACGCACTGGAGTACCCGGTTAAGCGTGTGAGCAATTATCTCGGCGTGGACTATTTTAATTCGTCCATCTCGTACATCATGGCTCTAGCGATGGCCGAAGGTGCGGAAAAGATCGGTATTTGGGGGGTGGATATGGTTGATCTGGAAACAGATATTCCATCTTATCTTTCTGAGTTTGCGTATCAGCGCCCTAACATGGAGTATCTTATCGGGTTTGCCAGAGGAAAGGGAATAGATGTCTACATACCACCGGAATCTCCCCTCGTAAGGTTTCATGGCGAAGGGATTCCACTTGGAACAATATATCCGTCGTATCCTAATCGGTACGGGTATCTGGAGAGAGAAATGCACGATAAGGAAATTGAATCTATCGCAAACAAGATGATAAAGGGCAAGAAAGCGCCTTTGAAAAACAAGAAGTCTAAAGACCCCACAGATGCTGCGGGGTGGTTAAGGAAGGCATACGTAGACCACGATCCGGCAGATGGTGCGCCAAAAGTGGGGAACATGGGGTATGTCTAAACGCTTTATTGACAGCGATGGGGTTCGTCGCACTGACATCCAGTTTAACGAAGCTGATGATTCGTTTAATTTCAAAACCACTCAGAATGCTACCCCTGTTCTTGAAGAGAACAAGGAGAAGTACAATTCTTATGGCGATAAACTCTCTCTTGGTAAGAGAGGGGAATGGCACCATACTGCATCTATCCCCATTACCGTATGGGAGAAGTGGATGAAGGATACTAATGGGGCAATAGAGAAGGACACTAAACTTTTGGCTGCTTACCTTAATGACCCCGACTATAAGTATTTCAAAGTAGCCCCAACCAACCTATAAGGTAAAAGATATGATTGACCTAAGTAACATTTTTAGACCTCAAGTTACATCCCACACATTAAGCGCGACTACTATTAGTGGCTCAACCGCAACGTCTGCATTCGGAGCGCAAATACAGACAATTATGGTGACCGCAACCGCCGCCTGTTTTGTTGCTTTTGGTGCATCTCCCACTGCTGCAACAACTTCGACATACATTGCAGCGAACACCCCATATTTGTTCCGAGTAAATGGTTCAGATAAGTGCGCGGCAATTACCGGGACAGGCACAGCAACTGTTTACATTACTGAACTGACTAGATAATGGCTATTAGCACCTACGACGAGTTAAAGACCGCCGTAGCAAACTGGTTAGACAGGGACGACCTTACGGACAGGATACCAGAGTTCATTGCTCTGGCGGAGGCCCGTATGAACAGGGTTCTACGTCTGCGACTGATGGAATTCAAGTATACGGCATCTACTGTAGCCTCTCAGAGAAACTATGCACTGCCCGCTAGTTATCTACAGATGCGGAATTTCCAACTCAACACTTCCCCGATAACAACGTTATCGTATGTTTCTCCTGAAATATTCGACAGGTTATGGGGTGGTAGTACAGGGGGAACTCCGCAGTTCTACACTATTCTAGCCGGTGAGATTCAACTGGGTCCAATTCCTGGCTCTGTGCTGACGATGGAGATGCTCTTCTATAAGAAGATCACCGCTCTTTCTGCGTCCAATACTACTGAACAGATGCTGACTGATAACCCAGACATCTACTTGTACGGTGCGCTGTTAGAGGCTGAACCCTTTATTATGAACGATGAAAGGGTAGCGTTATGGGCGAAAGGATTTGCACAAGCTGTTGCAGACCTACAGGAACAGGATAACAAGGATCGTCACTCAGGCTCTGCCTTGCGGGTGATGAATACGAGTGGCTACTATTGAC